AGGATGCCTCCATTAGCCACAACCACAATAGCTTCGACGTAGTAGCTTGCATTCTCATCTTCTTCTTCTGGTTCCTCTAGTTCAATATCAGCAATGTCTTCGTCTTCATCAAGCATTGCTTCCTTTTCGCCAATCTCCAGCAAGTAGCGAGGCACAAGACCATAGTATTTCGTTAGGCGTACTTTGTCCTCGTCGTAGCTTGTTAGGTCTTGGTCTGGCTCAAGGTCGTAGTCACTAGCCGCCTGACCTACGTATACGTCCCTGTAGACTCCTTCTTCCTGTAGTTGTTGTACCTTGTGTCGTGGTACAAACTCATCTACAGCAACGCCTATAGCGTCCTCAATGGACGTAGCTACTGGGTCAATTAGGAAGTTCTGAGGCATTACAGGGCGTAGTTTGACTACAGTACGGTCTGTAATGTTAACACCAATAGCCTGTAGCTGTCCGTCCATGATAGGCTGTGTAGCAGGAGCCATCTCTTTAATTTCTTCTAGCACTACTTCAGCTACACCAGTACCAAATACAGCACTGTTAATAAGACATTCACCTACTTGCTTGCGTATCTGTGTCTTCTCAAAGTCCTCATGCAGCTTTTGTCGCAAATAAACGACATCCTGAGCTTCTGCGTCACCCATATCGTCGGTAATGTCAAAATAACTACCACGACCAAAGGTTGCTTCCTCAATTTCTGCTACACTGGACTCTACAGCCTGCTGCAATGCAGGTGAAATGATACGTGAACGCTCACTTTTGCGTTCCATGTCCTCTGCTGCCCAGATTCCACGCCATAAACGGTAAAATTCTTCAAATCTTTCTGCATAATTGGACTCATAGTGGTCTCGCCATGAGTCACACTTAGCCATTACCCAGTTTTCTAGGTGTTCGTCACTTGACAGAACGTCATTGTCACCATAATCCATTACTTTTTACCCCTTAGCTTCTTGTCTCTGGTTGTTTTGGCTGCTTTTTTGAATGCTTTGGCGGTAGGAGCGCCTTTAGAACCGGGTTTACGCATTGTTTCGCCACTACCGGCCTTGATGCGCTTACGTTTGGCATGAATGTTGGCATACAATCCTTTCTTGGGCATGTTAATATCCTGTTACAACGTCCAAGACCTCAAGATCATCAATCTCAAAGTCGTATGAGTAGGCTACTTTAGCCAGTTGGTCTGTGTACGCAAAGGCATCCACAAGGTCATCATGTGTTAGTACATCTGGAAACTGAAACAACTGGTCTAAGAATCTACTGTTCCATTCACCCTTGCCCAAGGTAATCTGACCGTTTTCAAATCTACCCTGTAAGGCCCACATAATTCTATCTGTTTTCTTACGGTTGCCGTGAGTTAGTTCTTCTACAACAAAGAACCTACCACGTTGCTTCATCAAGTCCATTAGGGGAGACATAACAGCTTGCTTGGAGATACCACGCTCTATGCCTACACTAATGGGCCTGTAGTCTCTAACAGCCTCAAATATCTTCCTAGCTGTCTCCGCTAAGTCCCAGCGACCATGTATGATGTTCTCTAGGTGCCATCCGTTTTCATTTACTTTTACAACAGCAATAGCTGATTCATCCAGCTTAGAGTTTTTAGTTCTTTTTTTACTTACGTCCTCAAAGCCAGCTAAGTCAATGCTTATGTAGTAATCACCTACCTCTGGTGTCTCACCAAACTTAACCCAGTCCTCTTTAAACATCTCTGAGCCTCTAGCTTCAAAGGATGCCATAAACTCTTGACGGAAGGCATAGGATGACATAGACTTTTTAGCTAGGTCAATCTCATCTGGATCTAGTAGCTCATTGTCATAACTTGTAAAGTGCCATGCTGCATAGGACTCATCGTCCTCTAGCTCTGCGTACTTGTACAGGTCATAGAAGTGATTACGACCCATAGGTGTACCAATAAACAATGCAGCACCCTTTTGGTCAGCCAATGCAGGTCTAAGGATTTGCTCAAAGACCTCTGGCTTCATGTCGGCGTACTCGTCCATCACTAGGAACTTTAGTGATACACCACGCATAGTCTCAGGTCTGTCGGCACCTTTGAGGCTGATGGTTGCACCGTTGACCAACTTAATCTGTAGGTTGTTAATGTGACTAGAGGTTACAACAGGGTGCGCCAGCTCCAATAGTGTTTGCCACATGATGTCTCTGGCCTGTCCCTGTGTTGGAGCTACATAGAACACATGGCCTTTGTCTGCCTGTAGAGCATTTACAATCAGCATCCAAGCTGCTAGTCTTGATTTACCTGTACGTCTACCAGCAGCTACAATCTTAAATCTAGTAGGGTCTTCCCATACTTGTTGCTGCCAATCCAGTAGTTGTATGTTAAGATCAGTCATTACTTCTCAGTAGTGTTGTAACGTCTACCTTCCCAAGTAAATGTCTTGTTTCCTTTTGCTTTAGCTGCTCGTTGTGCTGCTCTAAATGACTTAGCTGACTCAGTGCTTTTTCTATATGTAGGATAGTCAGAAGGATTAGTACGACTACCTCTAGGCTGTGGTTTAGCTTTAGGCTTTGGTTCTGCTTGAATGCCGTTACCGTTACTGCCTGCTTTTCCTGCTGCAAAACCCCCTGCTGCTCCTGCTGCTAAGGCTTTTCTTCCAGTATCTCTAGTAGCTCTTTGACTTTTTGTAACAGGTGCAATTTTCTTTTGGCCCGGAGTAGGTTTAGTTACCATATCCTTAGCATGTTTTTGAGCTTCTTCTATAACTTTCTTGCTATACTTTTTGCCTGCTTCTTTAAGACCTTTTTGAGCAATGAATCTTGCTGCTGCTGCTACTAGTGCTGGTACTGCCATTAGGGTTTCCTTACTTGGTTAATGGTAAAACACTTGACGATATATTCGTCTAAATCTTTTTCTTCCTCACATTCATACTCAGCATCTAAATCAGGATCACCGTCCCAGTTTAGATCTTCTTGTTGTGCTAAGGTCTTTAGGTACTCTCTGTTAGTGTTTACTAACATTTAACTATATGTCCACATTACAGGTGTATCAGTAACCCTAATGTCTACATGCACAAAGCCTCCGGCAACACCAATACCAGTAAAGCCTAACTTAATAGCATTCTTTACTATAGTGTACCTTTGTAGCCCAGAGGATACAGCTATGTCCGCTGCAATACCTTGTGCATGTGTACCGGGAGTGTTTTTTCTTAATTCAATAGGATGGTCAGGGGATCTATAGCCACTTGTGATTACAAAAGGGAAGCCACAGTGTTCTCTAAGCTCATCTAGTGCATGGATCAGTTCATCTTCAATCTCATTCTCGCCTGTGGCTTGACACACAAACTCTTCCCTGTCGAAGTATTTAAACATCCGTATATTCGCCCTCTATAAATGAGTTATCACTCATCTGTGGTTCTTTAGTAACATCAGTTTCAACAGACCCCGCACCTATACCAGAGATGGTTATAGACACCGCAGATCTACCTCCAGCACTATCTTTCTCAAAGTAGCTTAGAGGTAACATGCGATCCATCACTAGTTTCCATGCAGCCGCTTGATTCTTATGTTCGTCATCTAGAGCAGCATCGAAGATAGCATCTAACACCTTACGTGACTTAGGTGAAGCCAACATACGAGCTTTGTACTCATTGATAATACTTGCGTCACCTTTAGGTCTACCTCTAATACCTCTAGATCCTTTAGATTTAGAGACTACATCTGTTTTCTTAGGTCTCCCTCGTTTACGCTTAGGTGGCTCATTATCAATATCCATATGTGTATTTTACCTTCTAGC